ATACCCCACCCCGACAACGCGTGTATTATTAGTAAATTTATGTTAGTTTTGACGCCAACTTTGGGAGTACTTGTTGCATGGCCCGTGATCCCCTGAGCACAAACAATATAGACAAAGCCTTGCTCCGCGCCCCTGCGGCTGCTAACAGCCTAGAGGAGGCCGACATTCTGGAGCAAGAAAACGCCTTGTTTACCGACACCCCCGTGGATGTAGAAGTCACCCTAGACGATGACCCCACTGGTGGCGCAACCGTTGACTTTGGTGGTGCCCCCGCTATGGACCCCACCACGGCCCCGTTTGACAGCAACCTTGCCGACCTTTTAGACCCCGCCGAACTCAGTGCCATTAGTATAAAGATTACCAGTGCTTACGAAGACGACAAAAACAGCCGCGAAGACTGGGAAGACACCTACAGCAAGGGCCTAGAACTCCTTGGCCTGCGTTACGACGTGCGCACCGAACCCTTTACCGGCGCAACGGGCGTGGTACACCCCCTGCTTAACGAAGCCGTTACGCAGTTTCAGGCAGGAGCATATAAGGAGCTTATTCCGGCCAACGGGCCGGTAAAAACCAAGGTAATGGGCGTAAGCACCCCTGATATGGAAGCCCGCGCCGACCGCGTAAAAGACTACATGAACTACCAACTCATGTACGAAATGGACGAATACGAACCCGAATTCGACCAAATGCTCTACTACTTGGGCTGTGCCGGTAGTGCGTTTAAAAAAGTCTACCAAGAGGAACAACTTGGCCGTCCTGTGAGTAAGTTTGTACCCGCCGAGGACTTAGTGGTTCCTTACAGCGCCACGGATATTAAAACTTCCGAACGCGTTACCCATTTTATTAAAATGTCCAGCAACGAAGTACGTAAACTACAGGTTAGTGGATTTTACCGCGACGTAAACATTATGCCTATGGCCGCGGATGAACGGTCCGAGATTACCGAGGCTTATGACAAAATCGAAGGCACCAGTCCTACTTATGCCGAAAACGACCAAGAAATCACCTTACTAGAATGCCACTGCTACTTGGACCTAGAAACATTCCCCGACACTGACCCCACCGGCGACCCCACCGGCATAAAGCTACCTTACATAGTTACGGTGTGTAAAGACAATGGCGAAGTTCTCTCTTTGCGCCGCAACTACATGGAACAAGACCCTAAGAAGGCAAAAATAGAATACTTTGTTCACTACAAGTTTAGTCCCGGAATGGGTTTTTACGGTTTTGGGCTAATACACCTGCTGGGGAACTTGTCGCGCACGGCCACCAGTACTTTACGCCAGTTGGTAGACGCCGGTACCCTGAGCAACTTACCCGCTGGTTTTAAAACACGCGGAATGCGCATTGCCGATGATGACAGTGCCATTCAACCCGGAGAGTGGCGCGATGTAGACGTGCCCAGTAACAATTTACGAGAGTCACTACTACCCCTGCCTTATAAGGAACCCAGTACTACGCTGTTTAACTTAATGGGTTTTGTGGTTAGTGCGGCAGAAAAATTCGTAGGCACACAAGAAATAGGCGTTGCCGAAGGCCGTGGCGACCTCCCCGTAGGCACTACCGTAGCTTTACTAGAAAGGGGCAGTAAGGTAATGTCGGCTGTGCATAAACGGTTACATGCCAGCCTGAAAAACGAGCTCAAACTACTGGGCACTTTGTTTGGTGAACTAGCCACCCAGCAAATGCAGTACCCTTACACGGCACAGTCCTCGCAACCACAGGGGCCTAATCCCCAGTTACTTGCCGAGGACTTTGGCCCCGAAATAGACATACTCCCCGTAAGCGACCCAAACATCTTTAGCATGGCGCAACGGGTAATGCTGGCCCAAGAACAACTAACCATGGCTACCAGTAACCCTGCCATACACAATATGTACGAAGCCTACCGCCGCGTATACTCCGCGCTGGGCATAGACAACATTGACGAAATTCTTAAACCCCAACAAGACCCCAAGCCCGAGAACCCTGCCGTAGAAAACGGCCGAGCTCCCCTTGTGCTAACTGGTTCGGGTAATCCTTTAAAGGTTTTTGCCGAACAGGACCATGACGCCCACATTGCTGCGCATACCGCTTTTATGGAAAGTAAAATCGTGCGTAGCCAAATGCCTGTTTACGCTTTGATGGTAGGCCATATATATGAGCACTTTTCCTTCAAGGCCGAAGCCCAAGCCGCACAAGAGCTACAACAGCAGGGCATACAACCCAGCGAAGAAACGCGCCCCCAATACGAAGGCCGCGTTGCACAGCTTATTGCTCAGTTTACCAAGCAGTTTAACGACGTTGAAGAACAGTTACAGGGTGGCACCGACGATGATGATCCGTTGGTATCGCTTAAAAACCGTGAGCTTGACATACGCGAAGGCGAACTCGCCCGAAAGGCCCAAGAGGACCGCAACCGCTTAAACTTTGATAAACAAAAGCAACAACAGGACCTTATGCTGGGTAGAGAGCGCATAGACTCTACCGAGGATATTGCCCAGTTACGAGCTAACATAGCCCTAGACCGCACACATAATGCTCCAAAACGTGGAGGAGGTGAATAATGGCTCTTCCCCCGCGTCCCGCCGACCCCGATATTAGAATAGGCAACTTTACTACCCAATACGATCTGTTGCCTGAGGACTATTCCAGCTGGGACCCCATTAGTTTTGCTACTGCTAAACCCCCTAACCCCTACACCGAAGCCGCCACCACCGGAGGCCCCAGCGGTATGACCAGTGCTGCGGGCAATGCAGCCACCACGCCTACTGTGGCGTATGGTGCTCCAACCTTAGGAGTTACGGGCGGTATACCCATGGGGTTTGAAATACCCAAGGGCTTGATGGAACAGAACACTTTAAGAGTTAACACTGGCACTGTGGGAGGTGCCCCCGCCGGAGGCACTGTTACTTGGCGGGCTAGTGGTTATGGCGGTGCAGGCAGTGGCGATGAAGACCGCAAAGCGGCTTATCAGCGGGTATATAGTGCAAACCCAAACCCCACTCACGCTCAGACCGAAACCATTGCCGCTAATATAGAAAGAATTCAATCGGGCGCGGCTGACCCTTTTTGGGGTAATGACCCCTTTATACAGTCTGCAATGATGGGAGATGTACCTCTTACTGCACAGGGGTTTACTACCTATGGAGAAACGCAACAACCACAAGCGCAGCCACAGTCGGCTATTCCACAGTCGGTTTATCAAGAACCTATGGCTCCCGCTGCTCCTACTCCTGACCCTGTTCCCCCTGTTATGAAACCGAATATGCCACGTCGTTCTGATTTCGATAGTCCTTATGAGTGGCGAATGGCACTTAACGACTGGTTCGCTATGTATGGTTAACACTTAAGAGGTAAATAGCTATGGCTAAAAAAGCAGATAAAGTAGAGTCTGGAATGACTGTTTTTGCCGCTGCGGGGGAATACACGGTTCCTTACGCAGAGCAACAAGAGTCTAATGTAAAAGTAACTCCTGCGCCTAAAGGCGTTCAACAGGCAAAAGGCAAAGGTGCCGCTTTTGCAGGGGTAGGCTTTAAAGTACGTTAGGCAAAACAATGAGCGAGATGCTTGCCTTAATTGCAGATGTAGGATTCCCTATTGCAATAGCGTTGATTGCAGGCTTTTTTATTTTCTTGACCATAAAGTACATTCTAGAAAGCGTGGTTAGTCAAGTAGATGGGCTTCACGGTATTGTGCAAGCCCTAGACAACCGCATAAAAACCATGAATCATGATATGATCCGTGTAGACGCTACCTTGTGTAGCGTAGTAGGCATACGCCCTGATCTAGAAAGACTTGCCCGTGCTAATGGTAAAGAAGATGCTCGGCGAGACTAATGGGCATAGCCGAAGCAGTTGGCGAGTACGGATTCCCTATAGTGGCAACCACCGGCTTGCTGTACATGATTCACTTTATTTGGAATTACATAACCAATAACATAAAGCGAAAACTAGCCGAAGCAAACACCACGCTTATTGCGCTAATAGACAGAGTTAGGATGTTAGATAACGATATAATAAGACTTCAACAAAAGTTAGACACCGTAATCGAGCTACGGGAGAGTGACTATGAAGAGTAATGTAGGTGCAGTAATTTTGGGTCTTTTTTGTTCTCAGGCAATGGCTACTGGGCTAACTTTTCAGTTCAAAAACCCCTCGTTTAACGGAGTGGGACAGTCGGCGCATTATCTCACTATAGATGAACAAGAACGTAGCCGAAAACAAGACATAAGAGAAGCCGCCGAGTCCCGTGCAAGCGAACTCTTACGTGAACAAGAAAACACCACCCTTGCTAAGTTTGTGCGTAACCTTGAGAGCCGTATCTTTAGCCAGTTGTCTCGTGATTTAGCGGAATCGTTGTTTAACTCTGAAACCGGAGGGTCAGGCGGGGTATTTGACCTCGAAGGCAATCAAATTAGCTTTATAAACACCGGAACAGAGATTGTTCTCCTAGTTACCGATATTGATGGAGGAATAACTGAAATACGTATTCCTGTAGGTAGTTTCGGTATTTGCTCCACAGACGAGTGCGGTATCTAATTGTATGTTTTCTGGCTTTTGCCACTTGTGGCTGTGTGGCAGTTGGCCCTATTGAAGCGTGTCGTAATAGTACTTCGCGTATTGCAGACCCCGCTGATGTAGCCAATACCCGTTGCCCAGAAGGCCCCCGTATTGACCGTCCCACTTTACAAGACTTAGTGGAACTTTCCGCTCCTGCCCGCAAGGCAGTGGTGGCTGTTTATAGCTTTTTAGACTTAACCGGTCAGCGTAAGTCGGCTGATAACATGGCCCTGTTCAGCACAGCGGTAACTCAGGGAGCAGATAGCTTTTTAATCGAAGCTCTACAAAACGCGGGTGGTGGAACGTGGTTTACCGTGGCAGAACGAGGCATGTTAGACCATTTAACCAGAGAACGTCAACTAATTATATCTACCCGTAGTACTTACGATGGCGAAGGCGATAACCAGTTAAAACCTCTTTTATTTGCTGGTTTGCTAATGGAAGGAGGAATTATTTCCTACTCAACAAATACATTTACCGGCGGCGTTGGAGCACGTTACTTAGGTATTGGTACCTCTAGGCAACACCGACGAGACCAAGTCACGGTTTCGCTTAGGGCGGTGTTGGTACAAACCGGAGAGGTTTTGTTAAATGTATTAGCTAGTAAAACTATTTTTAGTGCTTCTACGGGAATAGACACTTTTAGATTTACCGAAAACGGTGTAGAACTCGTAGAACTAGAAACAGGGGTGGCAGTTAACGAGACAGCGGGGTATGCTGTAAGGTCCGCTATAGAAGCTGCTGTTTATGAGCTTATAATGCAGGGGATAGAAAGAGATTTGTGGGACTATCAGTCTCCGGAGGAGGGGTAAAATGCGATCTCTAATGATAAAATCTTGTTTAGTTTATGTGTTTTTATTATATTCATTGGCCTATTGTGTGTCTGTTCTTGCGGCCAACAACGATATTTACTTAACTCAAGCTGGCGGCGGTAGCACCGCCCTCACGCTTAGTATAGACCAGATTGGGTCGAGCAACGTTGTTGGTACCAGTAGTGCTAGGGTGAGCTTATCGGGTACATCCATTACGGCTGATGTAGATCAGATAGGTGACAGCAACACTATTGCGATGACGGCGGCACAAGCTAATTCAGCTAATTTTACTTTAAAGTCTACTGGTGACAGCAATACTCAAACTCTGGCTTTAGGTGCTACAGGTGATGTACAAAACACAGATTTTGATTTGGAAGCTACCGGTGATAGTAACGTGCTTGTTTACACACAAGGTAATACTGCAACAGCGACCGCTGCGAACGCAGACTTTAGTGTTACAGGGACTTCAAACAACATCAACGTAACTTGTAACGTTGTGGGTTGTGTAAACGACTGGACCGTGGACGGGGATTCAAACGATATCGACACCACTCAAGTAAACAATGCCGACCATTCCATTAAAGCAAATATAACGGGTAATGGTAATAACATCGACGTAGACCAAAGCAGTACTGGGGGTTCGGTTAAAAACATTTTAGACATAGTAGCTATTACGACCAATGGTGTTATTGATGTAGATCAATGTACTTCTGGTTGCTAGTTTTTTTGCCCTTTGTGGCAAGTGCCCAAGTTGGGTCTATTTCTGAATTGAGAGGAATTGGCGAGGTCTTACGCCAGAACACGGATGATTCCCTAGCAGCTGAGTTACAACTGGGTATTGCCAGTATGGATAACGTACGTACTGGGAACGGGCGTTTAGCTATTCAGTTTCTTGACGATAGCGTAGTACGACTAACCGAGCGTTCCAGTGTTGTAATAGACGAATACATTTTTGACCCCGATCCGTCTCAAAGCCGTTTAGCTCTTAACATGGCTAGTGGTACAGCCCGCTTTTTGACAGGCGCATTGGGACGTATTAACCGTGAGAACATTAGTATCCGTACTCCTACCGCTACTATTGCCATTCGTGGGACAGACTTCACCACTACGGTGGATGAAATTGGTCGCAGTTTGGTGATTCTTCTCCCAGACGCCACGGGGGCTTCTAGTGGGGAAATAACCGTAACAACGCAAGCAGGTGTAGTGGTGATGAATGAACCGTTTCAAGCTACTATGGTTAGTGTGTCGGAGACACCACCTACCCCACCTGTTTTATTACAGGGCATGACACTGGGTTTTATAGATAATTTGCTTATTGTTAACCCTCCAGACGAAATTCAACAAGCCGTAGAGGAACAAGCCAGTAGTCCCAATAACATACTAGACGTAGATCTATTGGAAGAAACCGAACTAGATGAAAACGAATTGGATAAAGATGAGTTAGAAGATGAAATAGGTAGATTAGATGTGGACTTTTTAGATGTGGACTTCCTAACTGATCTGTTAGACGTAATAGAGGTAAGTGCTGCGGCTAAAGAAGAAAAAGGTGCGGAGTTAGACGGAGTAGAGTTAGTAGGAATTACTCCGGGATTTGACCCCCAGCTACAGATTTATTCTTTTGTAGAGGGCGAAAGACTTACGTTGTTTCGCCAAGTGGAAAACACTGTAGACTTAGAGCTAGAAAAAAGTGGGGCCTACAACGTAGACATTCTGACCGCGGGTGTAAAAATAGGTGTGGTAGTAAACGGTGGAGGTGAAAGTGCGATTACTATTGTTCAGTCTCCTTAGTTTGCCTGTTTTTGCAGCGGATAATTCCGTAGAGATAGATACTAAAGGGACAAACACCAACATTTATATTGAACAAATAGGAACCGGCAATACGGCGCGTGTCTGGTGTGGGCTATCAAATGGAACATACACAACGCATACCTGTAGTAGTGCTACCATCGATATTGACCAGAATGGTGACGATAATTTAGCTAAAACCTATAGCCAGTACACAAACCATACAGGGAATGAATATAAGATTACACAGACTGGAAACGACAACACAGGGTATATTGACGCGGATCAGGACTCAAATGAGATGACCGTTACCCAAACCGGTGACGATATGTATGGCGAAATTTATATGTCTGGCGATGACAACATCTATAAGGTATCCCAAACAGGTACCGGAGACCATTATGCAAAGATGTACGCCTTTGGAGATGACAGTACGTGGACAATTACTCAATCTGGTTCTGGAAGCCACAACGCCTATATTAAATCTTGCAACAACTGCAATAATAATGATGCTACGATTACGCAATCAGGTAGCGGCGCAAAGGATGGCGACATTGAGTTCAAAAACAACCCTGCCGATAACTCAACGGTTAACCTGACGCAGTCAGGCAACGGCGCACACGTTGGGAACATACGAGTAGAACAGGGAAACTACACCGTAAATGCAACTCAAAACGGAGTAAGTGCCAAATCTTACACAGCGGTATTTAACTGCACTTCAAGCTGTAACAAAACCGTAACAATTAACCAATTTGATTAGAAAAA